ATACCTCAAGAAGAATCAGATTTATATGAAAAAATAATTATTAAAGGCGAATGGGAATATGGTATTGAAGGTTTATCTTATGAAAATCAAAGAGATTTTGTTAAAGATGAAGTGTTTAAGTGGTAAGGAGAAGACTAATGGCTAAAGAAAAAGTTAAAATAGTACATAAATTATTTATCCCATGGATCTTAGAAGATTATGATTTAAATGCTGTAACTGAGGCATGGGGAATGGGTATAAGTGTAGAAGAATTTGCTATGAATATAGCAGGTTTAATACCAGTACAGCACATCACAAACTGGGACGATATAAAACATCATTGGGATAAAGATATTGATACGCCTTGCGATGAATTAGACCAAGCAGAAAAGCTATATAATAAGTGGTCAGATTATTATGAGGATGATGGTTATGTTGAACATATACCTGATACTTTAGAAATTGAATGGATATAATCTTAAATAAAAATTATTGGGATTGTGAATGTTTGTCAGATTATATTCACAGTAAGAAAGAATTAAAATGCAGTAAGTGTAATTCTTTAGCAGATGAACAGCCCGACAGCCGTCAAAATGAAATTAATGGAGAGAATAATGGCTAAAAAATTAATTGAAGGTAAGACCCGAAAGAGTAAAGGCAAGAAGATGTCGCATACAGGTGGCAACAGTAGACCTTTAAATTTAACGTACAATGAGGTAACCCGAACGTGGCATAAAACACCCGAATAAGAGGTTGCAATACATCCCGAATAGTATAAAAAGAGGTTAAATTTTAATCTCTTTTTTTATTGGAAATCCCGAATGTCTTACTTTTTAAACCTTTCAGTCGTTGTCGTCTGGGTGGAGTGCATGACCCGACTCATCTAGGTTGTCACCCGAACCCGACTCTGTTACATCTTCAAATGCCTCTGGTGGTAATACAATAGTATTTTTAGATGCTTCTTCCGAGAGCCTGGATAACTCAGCCCGAATCTCATCTTCACTCATAGCATCAATACTTCCTGTTCTTACTTCTGATTTGTTTACAAGTAATCCAGCAGCTTTAAGTCTTAACTCTTCGGCCTTGAGAGCAGCCGTCCAGGATCCGTCCTCCATAGCCCGATCCCGAATGTACTTTAAATCCCGAAAGCTTCTGTCTAGAGTTACTTTATACCTATGTGATATCTCTTTACGTCTCTCTTCAATACATGCCACTACATGAGGTTTACGCATCAACTGATGGCCCGACAAAGATGGATACTTGTACCCGGCAAGACGGGCAGACTCCGTCTGCGATAAATCATCTGTCCCACAAAATAAATCTACAAACTTCTTTTGCATCTCATTCAACTTGCTTTGTGCTGACTCTGGATCAGTAATAAGTAAATCTAAATTTGCTTTATTTGTTTTAGCACTCATAGGTTGTCTCCATTTTATTTACTTTATAAATAGGGGGCGTTCATACGCCCCACTATATATATAATATACATGAACCATGAACGAAGTACAAAATAATAATTATCATTGTAATTCAATAACTTATAAGAAGTAAACCGTTCATGGACGCTTCTATGAACCATGAACGAAATATTATTTCTTTGCCTTATATTACAATAACTTACAAGGACGTTTCGTTCATAGAGGCCCTTCGTTCATACATATGAACCATTTTTTATGAACCATTTTCACCAAAAACTAAACATATACATTTTATTTATTTACTTGACCTAAACTTAATAATTATATACTTTAAACTTAATGGTTTACATAAAGGAGTATTATGCAAGCATTAAATGTTAAATATGATTCTAGAGAATCTATTTTACCTATGGAGTTTATATTAGAGAAAGTTCCAAGTCAAAATGGTTTTGATCATTACGCGACAATGAGAACTGGATTTCCAACTCCAACTTGGTGGCCAATGAAGACATGTCACATAACTCAAAATACCTATCCTGATAAGATTAAGATTAATTGGGAAAAGGACGATGTTATGGGCGAGTCAGACTTTATTCATTGGATTAATACATCATTAGCACATAACAAACCTTTTGGTTGTGCTGAAGATGGATCAGATAATCTAGAACGTAGTCCTTTAACATCTAGATCAATGGCCTGGGTTGCGCACTTACCTTCCGTAATTAAAGGAAGTTATGGTCATTATTATGAGACGTTAATAGACGAATAGAAGAAAATAAGACTAGGTGTAAAAGAGAGTACAAGACACCTGTCTGTCTAAAGAAGGGAGAATACAATGGACGAACAAACTAAGTTTATGATGGTATTGTGGTTGATACTCATCGGATTTATATCAATAGAATTAATAATAATATTAAATATATAGGGAGACAAACAATGAAAACAGGAAAAGTTAATACAGAAAGTGCTAGGTGGAGAAGAAACCTAACCTTACGAAACAATGTTGAGTATGATAAAGCTTTAAAGGATTTAAAGGTCTTTAGAGAAGGTAAACATATAGACTGCTCTAACATATCTAAAGATCAACGTTATGCTGTACAGAGGCTAGTAGACGTTTTAGAAGAGAATAAAAACTTACTTATTGATCCAGAGCAAACAGTATATGATTTTGCTATACAGCTCAAAAGATCATGTATCAAAAACGCGAGGTCATTCAAATGATATTATTAAACACTTTAGTATTTTTAGTTAGCGTGAGCGCGCCGGCTGCGCCGCCCGCTTCACCAGAGCCATGCCCTTCCTACATGTTAGGAACCGGTTACGATATGGACGGTAATCTTGAAGTTATAAGAGTAGAGGAGATGTGGTGTGCTGGAAGAGATACTGAAACAAGCGAGTGAGATAGACACTGGTGCTGTTTTAGAATCAGCTCATCATAGTTTTCAATGGTTTATTATTAAGTTTGCTCTGTGGTACTTTGCTATACTAATAAGCCTTATTGTATTTTTTGAATACAGAGAAAGGAAAAAGAATGACCAACATAACTAAAGCCGAGAGAGAGTTTATGAAAAAGAAAAAGGATCCATCACCTTGTATAGAGTTGGGTCCTAACGACATCCTCGCAACCATAACAAAAGAATATTTATTAATTACACTTAACGGCCAATCGTATCGACGTCCTATTAACTTACATCAATTACTAGGTCTTAACGTTGCTACAGCCAAAGCACTAGCTGAAAAAATAAGGGAGACAGCACATGACGAAAAAGAATAAAGTAGAAGCATTTATATATCACGCAGAATTAGAAAGGGTTGTCGATGGCGATACTATCGACGTTACTCTTGATCTTGGATTTAATGTTAAGTTACACAAACAACGATGTCGTTTAGCCGGCATTGATACACCTGAATCCAGGACCAGAGACCTTGCCGAGAAAGCTCTTGGTAAAAAAGCATCCGCCAGACTTAAAGAACTATGTTCAGAAAATTTAAAGATTAAATCATTAGGTAAAGGAAAGTATGGAAGGATCCTGGCTATACCTTATACCGAAGATGGTAAGGATATTTGTCAAATATTAATTAAAGAGGGCCATGCTGTTGAGTACCACGGCGGTACAAAAACAAAAGTATGGGGCGATTATTAGGTCCGAACGCCTAGCAATAAAAAAATTTAAAGTCAATATAGTTTTTATATAAAAAGAAGGACAAATTATGAAGGTATTAAGTAAGGTACATACAAAATTAGAGAACATGGGTTACGTTGAGGACGTCGTTGAGGAAGGTTTTCAATGGACTAAGGAGGTAGAAGAAGTAAGGGTAACAATACATACACCAAGTAAGGGAATGGTATTAAAGTATTATCATTCCCTTCCCGTTACCCTTAAATTAAAAGATGCTAATGATAATCAGGTTGTATTTAACTTTGATAACTTAGATACCGCCCTCAAACTATCAGATGCCGTTTTTCATTCTTTTGAAGCCTTTGGACACCGTGATCTCTTAGGAGGTTAATATGAGGAAGACTCTTTTCGAGTAACACCCATTACCGTGCAATAAGGCTAAATATTATAACAGCTATCATTACACTGCTGTTTTATTTGTCTTTAGAACATGATGTGAGTCTTATTAGTCAAGACTATTCCTTGTGCTGTGGTACCAGGAGAAAGCGCTCTATTGAGCTAACAAAGGAGGAAGACTATGGATTGGAGCTTTTTTAGATTTTACATGATGACAATGACATTAACGGCTGGAATATTATTTTTAATTACTTTGTCCACAATATATTGACGAACACTATATTACATACTACATATAGTAGTTAGTGGACGAAGGACTCTTAAATATACTTATTTGTCTCCCAATTTTTAAGTATTAACCTAACCCACGATTGCAGCCACATCGACCCCTACGAACTCTCTGTAGGGGTCACTTTTTTTAAACACTCTTCCCACGTTCTTTTAAACATATTATCTCCTTTAAAATAATTAAGTCTAAAATGTTTTGTCTTTGACATTCCTTTTTTAGGTATCATATCAAATACAGCCTTGCGTATATCAGATGCTACAAAGCATATAATATCAGCGCTGTCGCGCGTCAGGCCGCGCTTCGCGCTTCCTGTCGACGTACTAAACGTATAGCGTTTATTTGTTTTAGTGTGAGGAGATGGGTAAGCGCTCTTAACTTGGATCCTCAGCGCTTTATTTTTTACATTAACAATAAGATCGCATCCAGGTGCATCGACAAGAGATGTTGGATAACCTAAAGATTCTAGCTCTAGCGCTACGAATAATTCACCTATACGGCCCAATTGTCGTTGATTTGTTATTTTCTTTGTTAACGACACACATCAAGCTAACAGCTTTTGGTGTGTAAGTCTACTTTACGTCGTCTCCGAACTCATGCGGTACCGTTCTACCTTGCCCATAAAACTGTGTTCTATAAGTTTCCATGCGTCGTGCAAGCTCTGGCACCGTTAAATTTTCTCTTCCTGGTTCCGCAAACTTATCCCAGGCATCAAAAATATTTTGCATTAAATCTCTGTATTCTTGGTTTGTCATTTAGTTCTCCATATCAAATTCAAATTGTCCATCTGGTTCATGCGTAATACCTTCAGGACCTGTTGTTACAATAATAGGGGTTTGTTCGCCTATCCACGCACCCAATACATTAAAAGATATATACTCCATCGCTTCTTCTTCATCGACATCATTAGCATCCATAAAGATTGTAATCATCTTTTGCAGATCATAGACAATAATATCGTCTTGCCCGCACCTTTCGCCGATGCCTATTATAGCATCATTAAATCCGTCCCATTTTAACATATTTACCTCAGTTCATTGTTTCTTTTTTAAAAATTATATCTTTTATATTTGCTTCTATAACTGGCTCTTCTTTAGCTGTTACAAATCTTTGACACACTTGATGCATTTCTTTTAAAAAATAATAAATGTTTAATTTTTTAGGATTAAAATTATCTTCCATATTTGCCCAGTCTATATCTTTTTCATTTAAGTTTATATCTAATTTTATTTCATATCTTATTTTCATCTTATGCTCCTGCCTCAAACTCTCCATCGCCCTCAGCAAATGGTCCGTCAGGAACATCAAGCCATACACGCGATTTTAATCCTGGAGCAGATGCTTTTACTATCTTCTTTTGATCTATTAAAGTTTGAACCATTCTCTCCAGATGGTTAATACCTTTCTCTTGTAATACGTCGCTGAGACGCTCTTTATGATGTCCTATACCATTCGCCTTACCTGTTTGAGTGAAAGGTTTACCCTCCAGAGCAGCGTTTTTAATACAGTAAATAAGATCATCAAGTTCAAAATCAGTTCCACGTTTTGATAGAAGTACATCTTCTGTACGTCCTTCAAGAAGTCCGGTGTGTGAGTTACGCACAAACGTTCTTATCTCTCTGTTAGCTGGTCCATTGCTCTTTACAACAGCTCCATTAACAATACGGTTACGTCTGTATTCTATATTCATAACTTTACATAGATGTTTCATTTCACCTTCAGGTGGTACCCACAAGGCCATAGCAAATCGTAGTCCATCAACAATAGCTGACGTACCTCTGATTAAATTACGAGCATGTTCCGGAGTTACAACAGGATTTTTTATGTCTATCTTCGTCATGTGATGTACAAGAAGCCATGTAGCGTTGGTTTCCGTCGCTAAGGCTGCAAAGTACCCCGTCACAAACGCACCCGCCGCGGGGTCGCTGTTTATATCCGCATAAACAAAGCTTGCGAGTGGGTCTATCACTACAAGTGCAAGGTCTTTTATTTTCTTTATCTGCGAGCAAATCTCTTCCCATTGTTCTGTTATTGCTGGCCCATCCCTGGTAGTAGTAACAATTGGTTTAACACCACCGTAGTTTGGAAAAGGCAAGACTTTTAAATCATGTTCTGACTTAGTGAATCTTTTACCTTGATGATCTATTAAGTCAATACGTCTATGTATTTCATCAGCTTCGTCTTCCGCTGTCAATATCACACAGGATCCATTTTGCAATAAATCTGCATCAAATGCCCTGTCATAGCCGGTAGTACCATACGCTAGTTTTAAACCCAGGTCGAGCGTTAACATACCTTTACCGGTGTCGCCAGAAGCCGCAATGATTCCGGCAACACCACGGGGTAGCGTATCATCCAGAAGGTATTCGTATTGAGGTGCTTTACCTTTTTTATAATGCGAAACTGATAGACTATCATCCAAAAGATTGATAATCTTTACATCCGTGTCACGTTTATAAAGGTAAGATTCAATATCAAACCCTTCAGTGAGAGCGTCAGCAGAGTCCCATCCTTTTGGTTTACCATTTACAGGTTGTAGTACACGAACACTTTTGCAAATAGTAACTAGGTGAGACGCTGCTGCTGTCCCATATTTCAAACCAGACTCATCATTGTCTGGCCATATGATAACGCTACGCCCCTCTAAGGGTGACCAGTCGGTCTTGGATACAGGGGCATTTGATCCAGCCATAGCTGTAGTAGCTGTAATACCAACTTCTCGTAGAGCGTCTACACACTTTTCCCCCTCAACCAATATAATATTGGTATCAACATCACATTTATCAATGTTCTCTTGATTATAGAGTGGACGAACTTGTGGAAACTTTTTCTCTCCAGACGGAAGCACAGGATAAAATGTCTTATCTCCTCCCTTAAATTCTTTACGAACAACTGTACACAGGAGTTCATTGTTTTTATCTTTGTAAATATATTGAATTGTATTAAGTACCTCGCGCGCAGCCTTCGCTACGCTCGGCGCGTGCAGAGGCGTGTTCTTCAACGGTACTCTTACACTTATAAAATCAGATATTTCTTCTACTGCTTCAGCAAAAGAACATCCATGTTGATGTTGCCATAGATCAATAAAGTCACCAAACATTCTAGAGCCATTAAACTCACCACCTAGACCTGGTGTCTCTCTGTTAAGACTAAATGAACATGAGTCACCAAAAGACCCATCCAAATCACCACAGACAAACTCAGACCCTCTTACGCGTCCTTGTGGTAATAAATGTTGCAGTATATGAGAAAGTCTTGGGAAGCATTCGTCTTTAAATCGATTAAGATCAAAGTCTTTTTTCTCCTTCATGGAGTTTATACTATTAAAATTAACGGTCATGCTCTGTCTCCCAACAGTGATTCTGAAAATCACAAAACTTACACAAGTAATGATCAGGCTCTTGTGCTATGCGTGGCAACCTTTCCTTCGCTTCTACAGCTTTAATGACTAATACAGCCTTGTCAATACATCTTTGTGCTAATTCAGAATCAAAAGGTACTAGCTCATGATACAACTCTTGTGTATTTTTATTAACAACCGAGAAGACAGCAGGGTTTTCTGTTAAGTTCATGTAGTATTGATACACGGCTATTTGCGAACTGTATGTTACATTATGTTGCGCAACACCCTTTGATTTAAATGCTTTGAAGTTTCTATCGTTAGCACTTTTACATTCCCATAGAGCAGGATAACCCATGTCTACTTGCCCATGCATTATAATGCCATCAACATGTCCTTTTATGTTTCCATTAGCTGCCTCAAAAGCAAATTGTTGTCCTCTTCTGTCTCTAGTTTTAATACCAAAGCCACCTTTCTTTAACCATAATATAAGCATGTCTTCATAAGTATGACCTGCTTGAAATATTCGTAACGTGTCACCGGTTAAAGGTTTTTGTTTGTCTCTGGGTGTAGCCTCTAAATGATATTGAAGTTTGCGTGTACATGGTGTTCCTATATTAGAGCCACCTATGTAGCCTCTTACGGGTTGTTTTCTTTCTTCGTTTTCTAAAGCTTCGTTTATGTGGCTGTTGAATCTATCTGAAACATCGCCGGTATTCGGTACTGGATTAAAGTTCCAAGGCATATCTCTCTCCTACCAAGGTATATCGTCATCAAATGGTACATTATACTTTTTATCTTTAGGAGGTGGGTCTTCTTCAGGTTGTTGTGATTTTTCATATTTATTGACAAACCAATCGTCTAAATATTCTTTATTTACATGAGCGAAGGATGAACTTTCATAGCTTTGATATATCATATGAAAATTATATATAAGATTATAAAATTCATCTTTTGTTAAATCTTTAAAACTTTTTGACCATCCAACATTATCAACAAAAGACGCTACGTCTTTCATGCAACTTTCTAGGGTTAAGGAAATGTGATCTGCATCGTTTTCTTTATAGTCATACATATTTAATTTATCCTTCTGTAAGCATAAGGCACTACAAAACCAGATCGTCGTTTTCTTAAAAGGATCAATCTTACCATAATGGTGAAAACCAATTTTTAAACAAACTTGACAACTCCTGTAACCCCTACTTGTTGTGTTAATTTTTTTTAAAGAAGCCGCCAATGTTTCTCGACGGCTCCCTTGTTGAAAGAAATCAGACTGCGACATCAGCCTCTCTTCTCAGTATCTGTCCTACATACTGAGGAGAAACATCAAGTTCACGAGCTATCTCTGCGTTCTTTACCCCATCCTTTTTCAAAGAAATAATTTTCTCTGGTAGATCGCTATGTTTTTTACGACCTCTTGCCTCATTAAATAGTTTAGAGTCAGCCTCTAAATCACTTAACAAAACATCATGGACCTCGATAAGTTGGCGAATAGCTCTGCCTATTTTTGTGAGATCATTTTTTTTCATAGTTGCCTCTATTGATTTAACCAATCTGGTCTCTCTGTTTGTAACACTTCTGGATTAGGAGTTTGCGCAGGCGCCGCTGCCGCGGGCGCTTCTGGCGCTTTATCCGTATCAGGTGAAAAAGCTGGTGTACCTATAGGTGCCGCCGGAGCCGCATTATTAAGTCCATACACAGCCGCATGCTTGTAATATTCATCACCATTCTTCGCTGTTAAAGCGTAGCTGATTTGATTACTATCAGGCCATTTATCACCACTGCCATCGTTCTTGGCGTTACCTGCTTGTATTTTTACAGCACCAACAAATTGTAGACCATGTAAAAATCCCCAGTCTTTATGAGCTGACATATCACGTTTTGCTGCTGCTTCTGGCGAATCATCATTAGGATTAATACCTAAAGCAGACTCTATAATAGATCTTAGCAACTTCATTGTAATATTTTTAGCCGGGTTATCAGGGTTAGGTGTATAGACAGTTAGGTTTTGGAAAAATCTTCTACCCTGCATGTCACCATTTAATAACTCAATATTTAAAACTAAATACTGCGTCTTACCATCACGTTGAGATAAATTAAGATAAGGTTGTCCCTCAACAATTCTTTCAGGTTTATCACCCTCTCTTGGATCAATGAGGTGTATTTTCATTGCTCCAATTGTTTTGTCAGGAATAAGCTCAAGTTTCTTTTGAACATTATCTTGCTCTGCTTCATTAAAATTCATAACCATTATTTATCTCCTTTAAGTTTTTTCTGTGTTATTTTATTAAGTAAATTACCTAGATGTGGCTCTTCAATTTGATTTAGAAGACCAGACCTATCCTTACATGGATAATCCCAAGGATTATCTGTCTGGCATACAAACATTCTTTGTTTGCTGGTAGGTTTTTCTGGATCGAGATTGTTGATCGGTTTCCAAACGTAACTAATCATTTCATCTACAATACCAGGTATCGCTAACTTAGCCCCAGAACCATCCATTTGAATTTGATATGAATCTTTCTGCGTAACGTCATCTTTATAAGTATCCAACAGACCTACAAATATAACATTTTTATTTTTTATATGTTGTAGATGTGTTGCCCACTGAACAAGTTCCGTTTTAAGTTTGCCATATATTTTAAGTGTATTAGGTAAACCACCCTTAGTTTCTGCATCAGGCTGTTGCTCACACCAAGAAAAACATAATCTTGATGCTACACTTATCGAATCAACAAATAAATTATCATAAGTACTATTGATGTCTTTAAGGTTAGGAAACCTTTTCAGAGCATTGTCATAGTGTACTTGGCCATATGATAAGTTTTCGCTGGTGATAGACATGTTAGGACCACCCAACAACACAGCAATGTCTTTACAGTCTTGCCATGTTTCTGTCTCTAAAGTCACACCTTTAAAATTCCTAACCGATAAATCACCCGCTTCAATATTAACGAAAAGAGTTTTTTCTTGATCAAGAGTTAAAAGTTGTGAAGTTTTACCAATACCAGATTCTCCAAGCAACATAAGCTTGGCGCCAAAATCTGATCCTAGTCGTTCTTCTGCTGATATAATTTTCATTATTTATCTCCCATAGAAAATTTTACTTTATATGTAGGGCTACTAGGCTCTACTGTTCGCGCTTTTTGTAAAGTCTTTTTTATATCAGGGGGAGCAGACTTGTACTTCGTCTCGCTCACCGTCCATTTTACTTGAGCATAATGATTCGCAGCTTCTTTGCCGTGAGTCTTTGCTATAGAATCAAGACCTTTAATTAACTGGTCTTGATCCCATGTTATCTTTGGAGTGATGGATGCTTCAACTTTGCATCCTTCGGATATGTCGAAGGTTCTAGTACCTGTATCAACTCCGTCAGATTGCAGCCTTGAAAATAGTCGTTGTCCTAAAGTTTTGTCTAAGACACCCCTGATTTTTTGGCCTTGTTTAGTGATGACTTGCCTCAAGTGAGTACATTGATTCAAGGCATCGAGGGCCTGCTTTTCATTCATGCTAGAAATGTCGAGGTCACTAGCCTCTATTATATTAAGTTCTTTCATTTTATATTCCTTATATCTATGTGTTTCTAAAAAGTGGGCATTCTTTATCCCAACACTTGTATGCCACATGTAAACTGATATGACAAGTAAAAAAACAATTATTTTTAAATTATATTGTAAACCTAAAAAATATCGTTATAGTGTAACGACTTATGGAGATTAATATGTCAAACAAAAAAGAGAAAAATTATTCAACTGCAAGAATTTATATTGAAGATTTAGCACGCCTTAGATTAATTGCTAAGCATACAGGTAAAACACAAATTAGTACTTTACATGATCTTGTAAATGAAAAATGGAACGATGATTTTATGGAAGAAGAAGTTACTGTATCAACTAGTGGTATTGAATCTGTAATGCCTCAACCTAATCTTTAAGTTTGAACAAACGCTGCATCTTTAGGATCTAAAAGACCCATTTCAATTAATGCCATTTCTTCATCAGCTGTTAGATACTGTCTGTCATCATAACTAATAGCTAACTGAGGAAGTATACCACCGCTACCACCCATACCTTTTGCTGATCTGGTTAGTGCATCAATTGCAAAATCCTCTAATCCTAAGTCGGCGTATCTTTGTTCTAAAGCTTCACCAGACGGTGCTGCACCAACAGCATTAGTTAAATCAACTACTGTTTCACCATTTGCTACGGCTTTTTGTGCGGCTAGAGTTAAATTCTTTGTTAAATCTTCAACAAGTTTTTCACCTGATTGTGGTTCGTATCTATATGTAAGCACTTCACCTTCAGTACCTCTCATAAGATTTAAATCACCGTCATCAGGATTATAAGTAAGTCTATCCATGTAAGTAGAATCTTGTTCTTGATTACCAATACTTACATACATGTCATCTCTGTTACCAATACCAACTTCAATATCGCCTTCAAAAGTTACACCATATGTTTCTGCTATATCATTAGCGATAGGTGTCATAGCGGTTGCAATAGTATTAGCTGTTTCAACATTTTGATCATTTTGTTTATCACCACCCATACCGTAAGAAATAACTTCACCGCTTCCTAAATCTAAATTAGCAATACCTGTTTCATTGGAAGGTTCTTGTTGTCCTTCTAATAATCCTGCTACAAGCGCTGCGCCAGCTAGATAAGGGTTAGCTGCTGCTCCCGGGAAGAAAGCTGCTCCTGCTCCGGCCAGAGTTCCTAAACCAGAACTAAATGATGGATCATCTATAAAGTCTGCTAAATTTAAAGCGCCACTTATACCACCTAATATTTGAGCTGGAGCTACATTTCCTATACTTTCGATTGGAGTGTTCATAAATGTACCAAACTCATTAAAGACATTTCCTGAACCATCTGTAACAATTTCATCTCCTGCTATTCGAACAGTATTAGTTTGTGTTCCATCAGGGGTATTACCGCTGCCAAAAGGGTTTGTGCTGGTACGTGTAAATCCGCCACTTC